GAAAATCCGCTCGGTGGTGACGGCGGCGCTGAACAACGCGGCGTATTTCCACGCGATGCGGCGGATGAGCGGGGCGATGCGGTCGCTCACCGTGGAGTCGATGCGGAGGAGCACTTTATTATCCACTTCGATGGAGCCGATTTCCGCGGTGCGCACGCCCCGGCGGTCGAGCCACCAGACTTTGTTATCGGCGGCGATGGCCGTGAGCGGGCTATCGAACTGCATCTCTACGGGCTGCGTATCAATGCGCGCATCCGTGAGCGCGGCGGCCACGGAGGTGTACACGTGGAGGCTCTGGCTCTTGAGCACGAGGAGCGAGGAGGAGCCCAGCGGCACGGCCGCGCGCAGCGTATCGCCCCGCCCACGGTTGACGAAAATGACGCCGTAGGTGGCGTGATACTGCGTGGAGTCGAAGATGGCGCTCAACACGAGTTCATCCCGCCCGGAGAGGAGGACGGTGCGCTCGCGCCAGGCGAGGCCGTAGCTGGCAGGCGGCACGGCGGCGTAGCCGGAGGCGATGGAGCTCGGCACAAGCTCTTTGACGACATCCGACCACGCACCGGCCCAGACGAGGGAGGTGAGCTCGCCGCCCCGGATGATAATGAGCTGGTTAAAATTCTGAATGATTTGGCAAGCACCGGAGACGGTGATGCCCGGCGCAAAGGGCACGATGCGGCCAATCTCCGTCTCGCGGGTGAAGACGAGGGACGTGGCGCACACGCGCACAATCCACGTATCGCCCTCGGTGCCGGGATCGGCAAAGACGCCGCCCCCGTAGGTGGTGGCGTAGGCGGCGATGTAGGCGGCATCATCATCCCGCAGGTAGCTTGAGCGGTAGGGGAAATCCTCGCTCGCGTAGCGCGACCACGCTGGGGCGGCCCAACCACGGCGGCTCTCATAGACACCTTCGACGAGCCGCAGATTGAGGGCGGTGGAGACAAAGCCCGGCGGCACAAGCGGCGGCGCACGCATATCCACGCCGGCAAACGCGAGATCGCCCGTCTCCGCTGCAAGGGCGGGCGTATCGCGGGGGCCGAGCGGAGTGTGGCGGGGGAGCATGGCGGCGGAGGCGACGGAAGAGGGAGAGAAGGAGAGACGGAGAGAGGGGGAGAGGGGAGACGGAGAGAGGGGGAGAGCCTCAGCGGCGGGCCTCGCGCCGCCACCGCCAGAGCAAGAAGGCAATGCCGAGGAGCGTGCCGACAAGCGCAGCGACCTCGTTGACCTGCGAGAGCGAGACCATCGCGGCGGCCGGCGTGGCGGCGGTGAGGGTAGCGCGGATATTGTCGGAGTTCATTTGTTTTTCTTCGCCATGCGATCTCCGAACCACCAGCCGACGCAGTTGAACGCGGCGAAGTTGATTTGCTCCACCATCGGCGCGCGCTCTGGTCCGACTGAGTGGAAATACACCACCGTCGCGACACCGACCAAAGTCAAAGTGATGAACGGCCGAAATAGCGTGATGATGTTAGCGCACCACGGCGCGACGTTGCTCGGCACGGTCGCGGCCTGCTGGCTCGCGGTAAACGCTGCCCACGCTGCGGCGTCTGCTGCGATCGTCGCCATCGTCTTGGCCTCTTCCAGCTTCCGTGCGTGGTCTTTGCCCGCTTTGTATTCCTCAAAAAATCCGTTTCCGATTCTGAGAATCACGCCGAGCGCACCACCACCGAGAGCGTTGCCAAGCAAATCGAGGAGGTTCATTTCTTTTTGTTGATTATCTCAAACAGACTCTTGGCTTTTTCCTCCAAAACAGACACGCGGTTTTCGAGCTTGGAGAGGACGGCAATGAGCATAATCCCGCCAAGAATTATCGGCCACCCCTTCACGAGGATTTCAAGTGCGTCCATGGTTACGGCGTCCAGACATACACCCGCGCAACGATGCCGACGAAGTTCTCGGCGGTGACGCGCACCTTGTTTTCGTAGGCTTTGTTTCCGAGACCGGTCATAATCCAGCCGCCAGCGTCAAGCTGGGCGGCTTGGTGCATTGTGTTGGAGCCTGCGACGTAGTTGATTGAGTAGATCACGAGCGCGCCCGTCGTGATGTCGCCGTAGCGCAGGCTCGTGCTCGGCACCGCGTAGCCCATGACCGTCGCCAGCGGGTCGGTTCCCGCGGGCGCGGCTGCGATGTAAGGAGCCATCGAGCCCGTGCCTAGCACCGCCACGGCTCCGAGCCCTGCTAGCGCGCGCGCCTCCTCCTGTGTCTTGGCCACAATCCGCAGCGGCAACCCCGCCGTGAGCACGCGCTCACTCCGCAGCGCAAGCCCGAGCACGACCACAAGGCCGAGCGCGAGCACTGCGAGGAGAAGTGAGCGTTTGAGGGTCACGACGCGGGCTTGTCAGCGGCAGCGGCCTTGAGCTGTTCAATCTCGGCCAGCGCAGCCGCGAGCGAGTCTACCAGCAGATTGAGGCTCTGCTGTTGGAGCTGCGTCACGATCGCGGCTTTGTGTTCTTCTTTGGTCATGGTAATTATTCCTCGAATACCAGTTCAAACCCCGCGTTCACGGCGAGCACAGCGGCAAACGCAGCGTCATCCGTCCACGCCGCGCATTGTTCTGCCGTCGCGGGCACAAGGCCCACGGGCATGATTTCCACGCCCTCCGCGTCGAGCAGGTGGCAGTCGGCAACGGCGGTGGGTTGCGTGTATTGGATGTATCGGACCTCGAACAAAGTTCCGACTTTAGGCTGGGCGGGAGAGCCCATGGTGTAGGGAGCGATTGGAATGGTCATGGGTGTAGTTGGATTGAGATTACTTGGCTTCTAGGGCGGCGAGCATGTTGCGCGTGGAAAAGTGATGTTATTGAATACGAACATAACGCCACGCGACGTCGAAGGTGCTTCCGCCGGATTGTGTAACTCGGACATTAAGTCCAGAAACCGTGAGCGTAAAACTAGCGGCATTTGTTGCAGTTATTTTTAAGGTACTGCCGTTGCCCGTGTTTGTAACAACTGCTGTTGCCGCCCAATCGTTCGGGTCATAAGCATCAATGTAGGCGTACACTTGATACATACCGCGAGTGGATGCTGCAAAAAGAGTAGTTGCCGTTGCGTTTGGCGCGGAAACCGTCCCAGTTGCCGAGTTCACATTAGTCACCGTGACCGCGCCCGCGAAGGTGGCGGCTCCGGTGTTCTTTGCGACCGAGAACAGCGTTCCAACTCCTTGTTGGCGCAAACGGTATGCTCCATCCGTCGAGGCTGACGTGTCACCGAGCAACCCCCAAATCCACAACGTCGTCCCATCGGATGAACGAAATCCGGCGTCCTTGTTAGTCGCGTTGCTCGAAATTGTGATGTAGTTGCTTGATGTCACATTTGCATCAACCGCGCCCGCGAACGTCCCTGCGGCGTTTACCGTCAAAGCACCGCCAATGTAGCTCGCAGCACCCGCCGACAGCCCACCCGTGACCACTAGCGCGCCTGCGCTTGCGGAGCCTGCGGTGGAGGAAAGGATCGAGACGTTTCCGGTATTTCCAGCAAAAGTCACCCGTTCGGTCCATGTCGCAGAGTTCCAACGATCGGCAATACTCAAGTTGCCCGTGGCTGAACTTGTGTATTGTTTCCAGCCATACCCACTTCCTGAACTGGCATTAGTAACCCACTCAAGTCCGCCTGTCGCCTGTGGACCGACAACTTCACTATCTTGCAAAACAACCGAGCCCCTGTATGTTGGGAAGTTGGTTCCGGCGCTTGATCCAATTCTCGCAACTCCTACGACCTCTAGTTTTGATCCCGGACTCGCTGTCCCGATGCCGACGTTACCCGTGCCCGCTGGCGTCAAAATAATGCTGCTGTTTCCTGCGCCGCCCGCGAGCGTCAGGTTGGTCGAGGCGGGGGAGGTGAGGGAGGACGCAATCAGGCCGGCAAACGTGGGCGTGGCTCCAGGATCGAGGCGCTGGGGGAGCGTATTGAGAAAGTGCATGGTAGTCAGGTTAGGCCGCGCGCTCTTGGATGCCTTGGATCGAAGCATCCGCGGTCACGCGGATGAACTTGGCATTGACCCACTCGCTGCGGCTCAACGTCACAAGCTGGCCCACAAAGATGAGCAGGCCCACGGCGCTCGTGGGGGTCGTGCCATTGACCGTCATCCGCACGTTATCCGTGGCTACTTGGAAGGTCACGTATTCCGTATCGGCGTGCAGCGTGCCGATGGCGCTGGAGGCCACTGCGGTGTTGCTAATAGTGGTGGCCGTGAGGTGGGCCGCGCCCTGGGTGGGCTTGAGCGAGTTCGGCTGGTTGGAAACGAAGCGGGACGTGTTCATAGGGTGGTAGTCAGGTTAGGCCGCGCGCCACTTGAGCCCTTGGTTTTGGGCGTTGGCGACGAGGCGGATTTCACGGCAGAGGAGGTCTTCGGCTTGCCCATCTTCGAGCATGGCGGCATCGCGCTGGCCTTGGCTGCGGAGCCAATCGGCACACGCGCCTTGCGCGCAATACTCGCGCAAAAAGGCGGGAAAGCTCTCCCGGTCCCACTTGCCGGGGGTGTCTTCGGGGTCTTGGCCGGCGGTGGTGCTGATATTGGCCGTCCAGAAATCGCCTTCCTCGGCGGTGCTGGCGTAGTAAACGCTCGCGCCCGCGGCATAGGTAGCGGTGGCGCTCCAGGTGGCCCCGGCGAGCACAGGCGGGCGCACTTGGTAGGCGATCCAGACCGAGACGGGCAGCGTATCGCCTACGAGCTGCACGCCATCATTACTCAACGCAAACGCGACGCGCACGGGGCGCTCCGAGAGGCGCGGATCAGTGTTGGTAACACTTTTGACGACGCCAATCGCGGTCTTGCCCGTCTGATCGAGCGAGACGACGACCGGCAGGAGCGTAAGCAGAGCAAACTTGGCGGTATCGAGGCTGCTGCTGGCCGTATGGGCCGAGAAACACACGTAGTAGCGCCCATTGGCGGGGTTGCGCACGATGGTGGCGAGGGCATAGACGGTGCCGTTGGCCCAATCGGAGCCCGAGTAGGCCGTCTGCGCGGCGATCCAGCGGGCCGTATCCAGCACGTAGGTGGTGCCGGAGAGCGTGGCCGGGGCATTGCCCGTGGTGGCGACGAGGGCTTGGTAATACCGCTGCGTGGCGGGGAAGTAAACGAAGGAGCCGAGGGCGTAAACGCTGCCGGCCGCGTAGTCGGCATGATAAAAGCGCTCCTCCACGCGCATACTCTCCGGCCACCACCAGCCGCCGGAGGGCTCCCAGGCGCGCTTTAGGCGCGCGTAGATGAAGCGCTGGAGCGCGGCGGCGAGCTGCGTGCTCGGATCGACATCGAGAGGATCGCCGCAGAGAGCGCGAGCCCGGTCGAGGACGGAACGGTGAGAGCAGCGGCGCATATTCGGAAGAGGGAGAGACGGGGAGAGGGGGAGAGGGGGAGACGGCTCTCGGTCAGGCGGCTTTGGCCCAGCGGCCGCCGCGGCGGGGGGCGGTCGTGGGCGTGGCGAAGGAGACGCGCGCTTGATCGGACTGCGCTTTCACGGCGAGCTCGGGGTGGCGGCGGAGCATGTAGTTGAGCTCGTGTTTCCAGAAGCCGGCGCCCTCGCGGCGGCGCCAGTAGTCATGCACGCGGGCATCAATCTGCGCCTTGAGCGCAAAGCCGGGCGTGATGCGGGCGGGGCCGGGCGTGGCGGCGAGGATCTGCGCTTGGCGGGCATCGGCCGTGGCGGCGGTGATGGCATCATCATGCGCGGTCATCGTGGCGAGCTCGCGCGCGACATCCTCCGTCATGTCCCCATAATCGGGGTGTTCGATGCGGAAGCCCGGTTTGACGCGGATGAAATTGGCCGTGGCGGTCATGCGCGGAAAAGAGAGAACGGCGGCCGGCGGGGTGAGCCCACCGGCCGCCGGGGAATCAGACCTTGGTGAGGTCTTCGAGCTTGAGGTAGATATTGACCTCGCCCGCAGTGAGGGCGTTCAGATTACCGCCGGTAGCGGTAAAAGTCGCCTCGTAGGTGCCTGCATCCAGCGGGAAGTAGCCGGTGCGCAGCGTCGCAAACGCGGCCCCGTTGCCATCACCGAAGAAGATTTCGGTGCCCGTGGAGTGGAGCTCGTAGGCGGCGATGATGGAATCATCGTCGTCAGTCGTCACACCATTGTGGCCGACTTTGAGCGAGAGCGCCGTGGTGGCGCCACCGACAAAGGCAGTCACCAGGCGGAAGGCCGCCTTGGTGCAGCCGAGGCCGGCCGTGTAGGTCGCCAGCGCCACGACGCCGGACGAGACCGCCCCGAGGGCAGTCAAATCGGCAAAGGTGACGACGGATTTGTGGGTGTAGCCATACCGAGCTTGATCGGCGGCGTTGAGTTGGAGGAATGTGGCCATCTGAGTAGTGAGTTGATGGGTGGTGGTTGTGCCTTAGCTACCAGGCGCGAATTTGATGAGCTTGAGCGGATTCATCACGCAGAGGGCACCGGTGGCGGTGACGATGAAGCGCGTGCTGCGCGAGGTCTTGCCGAGGGGGATCATGTTTGGCGCGTCGGACCAGCGGAGCTCCATGTTATCAATCGGGCCGCCGACCGCGAGGCGCTTGGAAGCGGCCGTGGTAGGATCGCCCGAAGCATTGATATGCTGCGAGAGCGCGAGCTCGATATCGCCAAAGCCCGTCTCCAGCACCTTGACGGCACCGAGATTGACCGTGCTCGACGGCGTGGTGTTGAAGCGGCGCACCATCGTGCGGCTCGACACATCGCGCGTGGAGAACGTGAGGCGATCCATGTTGCGCTTGAAGGTGGAACCACAGAAGAGGACGTTTTCCTCGCTCTCATTCCCCGTCTCGCCGAATTGGGACTCCATGACGGCCGTGATGGTGGCGTCGGTGTAGTCGGCAATGGCGGTGGAGGAGTCGATGGAGGCCGCGGGGGTGAGGTACGAAGACGACACCGCGTAGTGCGACTGCGCCGTGGAGCTGGCCCACTTGACGAGGCCGCGGGTCTTATTGCCCACGTTACCGGTCTCAAGCTGGCTCTCGTTATCAGAGAGGAGCGTGACCTCGCAGTTGCGCTTCAGCTCGATGAGCTTCTTCGCAATCTTCTTGGCGACGACGTTGCGCGGGGTGATCCCGGCTTGGTGCGTGGTGGTGGTGGCGAGACCACCGATGGAGACGGCCTTTTCCCAAATCTGAATCCGCACATCGAGCTCGGCATCGCCGGCGGATGGGTTTTCAAAGTTGGACGGCTCGGCCTCGTCGATCGCCCCGGAGGTATCGGCGGCATCGTATTTCTCGACGGCGTAGGTGAGCTTGGCTTGTTTGGGAGCGCTGCCTTTCGGCACGCGGGACATGAAGGGAAATGCGAAGGATTTCGCATTATCGAATTGGTTGCTCAGGTCTTGGACCTTGGCAACGACATCGCGTTCAACGAGAGCTGGCATGGAAGTATTGGTTTAGTGGAGACGGTTGATGAGTGCTTACAGGAGGGCGGCGATGCTCTCGGCCAATGAATCTTCGGAACCTCGCTCGCGCGTGATGCGCTGGTCTGCCTGGCGGCTCTGCGTCTGGCGGCGGTCGAGCCGGGCCGGCACCGTGCTAGGACGGCTCGGCGCGGCAGGGGCACGCACGGGAGTGCTCGCGCGCGCAGGCTGGCCGGCGCGCGGGGCGCTGGCCTTGGCCTCTTTGGCGAGACGCTCGATCAGTTCTTTGGACACCGTGATGCCGTGAGCGCGAAACACGCCGCCGATAAACGCATCCGAGGCCAGCAGCTTGCCGCCGGGCAAAGTGCGGAGCACGGGTAGATCGGAGAGGAGTTTGGCGACCGTGGCACCATCGCCGGCCTTGGTATTGGCCAGCCAGGGGTAAGCCTGGGTGGCATACGCATCGACTTGGGCGCGGGTCTGAAGGAACTGTTCACGCTTCGGGGCGGCTTCGTTTAACAACGAGAAGGTCTGGGCCTTGAGGGCGGAGATTTGCTCGCGGTCAAACTCTTGCGTGCCGCCCTTACCATCGGGCAGGGTGGCGACATCGGCGTGCTCGTGGCGAATCGCCCACTCGTGGAGTTTCGTCCACCGGGAGCGCTGCGCGGCGAGTTGCGCCGGATCGTCGATTGCTTCGAGCACATCGGGTTCGAGCCGGTTAGTATCCCGGGCTTCAAACGACGCGAGGCGGTCGCTGGCTTGCGCCAGCTTTTCCTCGGCGCTCTTGGCGCGGGCCGTGAGCTCGTCGATGCGGTCGTTGCGGCCATCACGTTTGCTGGGGGCCGCCGCCACGTCGGGATCGGCCGCTACGGGAGCGGCTTCACCCTCGGGCGGCTGGCCCTCGGGAGAGGGCGTGGATTCATCGGAAGCGGGTGCTGCGGCCTCATCGCTAAGGGTCGCGGCGACGGCTTCCTCAGTCGCGGTGTCGGCCTCATCGTCAGCCTCGGGAGAGGTGGCGGCGAGATCGGCATCGGCTTGAGTTGTCGGGTTCAACTCATCCAAGGCGGCCGAAATATCGGCGGCGCTGGGTAGCCCGAAATCCGCGTCTGAGGTATCACCCGACACGGGCGAGGTGTCGGGCTGCGCGGGAGACGGCGAGGGAGCCGCGCTATTTGTGGTAAGGTTCGCACTCATGCTGTGGGCAAGTGCGTCCCTACGTGGGGCGGACGGCTAGACCGTCAAGGGGTGTGGGGCGGGGCGAGCGGGTTTGGGCGAGTTTGGTTCAGTTTGGACGCGTTTTGGTCAGACTTTGGGGCGCGAGGCGGTCATTTCGCGCCCTCCTTCATCGCCGCGTCGATGGCGGAGCGGAGATCAACGCCGCAATGCCAGACCCGCTCGCCTGCGACGATGAGCAGTATCTGGCCTGAATCCAACCGCGCCCGCTCGGCGGCGAGTTCGGCGCGTAGTTTCCGCACCTCGAATGCCGTCGGCGCATCGCAATCCTCGCACGACTTCTGCGCAGCGCGAAGGGTGGCGTTCTCGGAGCGGAGCGCGGCAAGTTCTGTTTCGAGTTTTTGTGAGCATTCGCGCAACGCCCGTGCGGTTTGTCCTGCGCTGAGTTGTTTTCCGTCAAACGACAATGACCATGCGGCGTCGGTGCGCGGTGTGGGTGTGGGTGTGTTCATGGTCGCACGATTAAATTCGGCACCGGCGCCGAGTCTGGGTCTATGCCGCTGGGAAAACATACCTCATCCGCTCTCGGTAGCGCCGCTGCGAAAATCTGCTGCGACTGCCGCCATGTCTCGCCGGGATCAAAGCCGTAATCGTACTTGCGCCCGCTGTGGACGTGCAGAATCACGGCTTCACCCAACTCTGCTCCCGGCACGAGGAAGAATAGGCCGCGCTGCGGAAACCGGCGGCGTGCGAAGAACTCGCTCCACCAATCGGCGGACTCTTGTTGCGTCTGTGTGAGGGCCGAATCAGGCGCGAGCGCCGCCGCGAGTGCGGGCGGCGTGGCGGAGCTGGGTGCGTCGAGTGTGCTCATGGTTCGTTGATTATCTTTGTGAAATCTGCATTGCGGCCTAGTTCGGCGTGCCACGTCTTTTCCGGCATCACTCGGTACTCTGAAATTTGCGCGAGGTTGGGCCGCACAAAGCTATCATCACGCCACAAAATGCGGTTGTTTGGCTGCGCGGCGATCTGCCCTGAGCCATCTTCCAACAAGAGCAGGTGGTAGCATTTGTGCTCTGGCGGGTACTGGCTGTAACCGTTGTCCGTGTGGTCTAGGGTGAACCAGTAGCTCGCGGGGACCATGACTCCATCGCGGTTTCGGTACTGGCACCCCATCTCGCGCAGGTACTCGTACTGCGTGACGCAGAACTCCCAGCCGTGGCAATCCCACGATTGCAGTTGGGGAAGGTCGTGGACCTGCTGGCAAGTGGGCTGCTCATGCCGTAGTTTATGCAGCGGTATGCGTGCCCACTGCGCTCCTGATTCGCACAAAATGGAAAAGTGCAATGCGCGAGATGGAATCGAGGTCACGCCAAAGATCACGCAGCGCTCGTAGTTGCCGGTATCCGTGGTCACGCCACGCAAAATGCCTTGATCGACTAAGCCGTAATTGTGTTGGGGGATGGATTTATTCATCGCGAATTTCCATGCCGGAGCTCGGCAGACTCCTCCGGCTGCGGCAAATCAAATCTTAAAGCCTTTGCGATTCTTAAAGACTAACGAGTGCTTGCGACGGGCGTGAGATACCCGGCGAGTTCAGCCTGGAGGCTGGCGATTTCCGCGATGCGGCCGGCGCAGAGCCCCGCCTCACGCTCACTCAGGCGCGGGGCCGTGCTGGCGATGGTGGCCGCCGCGAGGCGTTCGCTGAGGATCTGGTAGAGCGCGCGCGGCACGGGGTCGCTCACGTGCTGCGTGGCAAAGCTCGCACGCAAATCGGCCGGCGTGAGCGGCGTGGCTGCGGCGGGATAATAGACGACGCTGGGGCGTTTCATGCGTGGGAGAGCTTAGGCTGCCGCCGCACCCGGCCCTTGGAGGGGGGCGGTGCCGAGGCGGCCGATTTGCTTGTTCTTCTCTTGGGTGACTTGCTGCATGAGATACTTCTGGCGATTCTCCACGAGGGCGCGGAACCAATCGGCACCTTGGTAGAGCTGCGCGAGCTGCGTGCTCTGCTGGATGTGTTGTTGCATGGTCTGGAGGCGCAGCGAGGCGTTGATGCCCTGCTCCGGCATCTCGGGCTCCACGCCCACGGCCATTTGGGCGAGGTTGTTCTTCTCATCGGAGATTTCCTTCTGCGTCACGTTAGTCTGCGGCTTGATCGCGCGGCGCCCGAGCACGGGATCGAGCGAGTAGGCCGCCCACTCGACGAGCGGCCCGAGATCGAGGATGCCGGCGGGATCGAGCGAGCGCAGATCGCCAAAGGCCTTCATCTTCTTCATGGCAAATTCCATGTTCAAATCGCGGGTGTCGATTTCAATCATGACATCCCACTCGCCGCCCACGTCTTCGGGCTTGAGGGCGAGGCCCTCGCCACCGGGGCCGGTCACGCGGGCCAATTCCTCGGGGGTGTAAAAGCGGCGGGCTTGTTTGAGCACGGCGCGCATCACTTCGCGCCAGAGGCCCAAAAACGAATCTACGCCGGCCTGCTGGAGCATGGCGATGCGGTTCGGGTCTTGCTCGGGGGTCTGGCGGCCGGCGTATTCATCGAACTCGCGGCGCGTGGTGGCTTCCATCTCCACGCTGGCGTTCATAAAGGGCGGCATCTGCACGAGCTCAAAATCATCCATGCGCTGCACGGGGATTTGCGCGTTCGGCCCTAAAATGAGCTCGAAGGCGCCGCGCTGCATGAGCGTCTTGCGCGGGGGCGAGGCCACCAGCTGCGTGTAATTGGCCCGCGCATCGCGCTGGGTTTTGATTTCGTTTTGGTGCGTGGCGAGGGGGCGCGTGAGGCCCCGGCTATCGGTGAGCTGGCGGCCGAGGCGCTCGCGGGGGCGCGCATAGAAGGGGTAGCCACCATCGGGATCATCGTGGAGCTCGCACTTGGCACACGTATCCACGGCGGCGATATTCCACACAGTCATGTACACGCCGGGCACGCCGAGCTCATCGGCACGGCGTTCGTAGCTCCACCAGATTTCGTAGAGGAAATTGTTTTCATTGACCATGCCGCCGGGGCGCGAAATCGAAATCTCTTCGATGGCGCTGCGCCAATTCTGATTGCCGATCGTCTGGCCGCGCCCTTGGTCGATCACGGTATCCACCCACGCCTGGCTCCATTGCTGGGTGACGACGCGCTCGCGCAACTCGACTTCGGATAGCCACTCGCGGCGGTGGATGGAGCGCGCGCGCTGGAGCTCGGCGGTGCCCACGGGAAAGAAAATATCCTCCATGTATTTGAGCACCTGCACGCCGGGGCGATTCTCGCGCACGACGGGCACAGGCAGCTCCGCGCGGCCCTCCTTGCGCAGCGTGCGCACGGCGGCCTTCACGGCGGCCGGCGTGACGCCCGGATAGGCGCGCGTGAGCCAGGCGATAAATTCGCGGTCGCGCAGGGGGTTCAGCGCAAGATCGTTAAAATCCGCCAGCATGGCGGGCTCCAACCGGGGATCATCGGGGGCGACGTTATCGGGATTGCTCTCGCCGGTGACGTAGAGGATCGCCAAATCATCAAACGAAAGCTCGCGGCGGACGAGGGTGACATCCTGCCGCCAGTTGACCTCGACGACGGCCAAGGCGGGATCATCCCCAAAGAAGTGTTGCGCGGAGAGCTCCACCTCCGTCTCCAGCTCGGCGCGCATCTCGCAATCGCGCAGCCAACGCAGGAGCGAGGTGACGCTGGCCGCCTTGGGCGCATCGTTGGGCTCTACCGGGGTGGCTTGCACCTGAGCGCGGAAGAACGCCTGTTTTACAAGGGCCACCTTATCCCCGATGATTGAATCCACGGCGGGGATACGGGCATCGCTCGCGCCCTCGAAGGGCAAGGGGTCCTCGCCGAGGGCGGAAGCGTGCTTGCGGCCATCGGTAGTCTGGCCGGCCCAGACATTAAACCGCACGGCGCGGGCCTCCTCCTGGCGCTGCCAGACGAGGGTGCCATCGGCTATGATGTGCTCAAGCTCGGTGCGCAGTTCACGGATGTCTTCGGGGTCGCGGGTGGGGGCGGTGGGTGTCATGGGTGAGTCTATTCAGCGCGGCGCGGCGTAGCGTCAAGTAGGCTGTGCAGAGCGCTGGGCAGCGGCGTTCTCGCGCACGACGGTGGCGAGATCCACGAGGCCATTCAGGCAATCGAGGTAGCGAAGGATGCGCGGCCGCTCGTAGCGGACTTGCTTCAGCCCGGCGAGACCGCGCACGGGCACGATCGCGCCGAGGCGCTCGGCGCGCGCGAGGGCGCGCACGCCGCCCACGGCTTCGGCCACACACTTGCGGCGGAGGTAGTATTGCTGCGGGAGGGCGGTGGCGGTGGGAGGCATAAAGGGAAAGTGAAACGGAAAAGTTAATACGCGCACACGCCGCGGGTGCGGAACATCTCGGGCTCCACGAAACCGTAGCCGGCTTCGATAAAATAACGGTCGGGGTCGATGATATCCTTGAGGGCGTCGCGCTCGCTCGTCATCGGTGGGCCGATGTAGCTGGTGTAGCACGTGCGCGTCTGTATCAGATCGTCCACGACATACCATTTCGGGCAATTATTCAGGGCGTCCATCGGCAGGCTCTCATCCCACTCCATCGCGGTTTGCAGTTGTTGCAGGCCGTGTTGGATGTGGCGGCCGGGGGCCTCCTCCCAAAACATGCGGGGCAAGGCGATGCGGCCTTTGGTATCGAGAGTCTCGTTACCCATGAGGTCGATGATGCTGGTGCCTTCCTCCTGGCCGGGGATGCCGGCGCCACCGAGGCGCGGGTCGATCAGGCGGCGCTCGATGCGCTCGGAGCGGGAGCCGTCCCACGCGCCGGTCTTGGGATCGTGCGTCCAGCCTTCGAGCTCAAGGATCAGGCGTTTGTAGCCATCCATGCCGCGCCCGCTATCGAGGCGCTGGGCCTCGCCGGGGCGCCAGTCGTGTTTATCGCCACCCTCGGGCGGCACGGCCCACGGGCCGTAGCGCTGCGCATCGGGCCACTCGCGATAGACGATGGTGTGCCCGGCGGGGGTGACGGCATACCACTTGATAAACCAATTCTTGGTGCCGGCGGGATCGGCCACGCAGTAGCGCGCGGTGCCACGGTGGGCGAGCGCATCGAACTGCGCGCGGGTGATAAGGTGGGTATTGCCAAACTTGGGCAGCGCGGAGCCGAGGGGCTTATCTACCCAGCCATAGGCGCGCACGAACCACTGCTCCTTCGGGCGGCCGCCGAGACGGTCGAGCACCTCGTTATTGGCCCCCATCGGATTCATGCCCCAATGGTAAAAGAGGACGCGCGCCTTGGGGTTGGCGCATTGCATCTCAAAGGGCATGTGGCCGGGCGGGCAATCGCGCACGTGGACGACATCGGGCTTGAGCGTGCCGTGCATCTGCGGGGCCACGGGGCGCGTCTCCGTGATGCGCGCGCCGGCAAAGAACTTGGCGACGACGGGGGTAAACGCCGGCTTATTCCCATCGAGCGGCGTGAAGGTAATGAGCATCCGCTGGCGGCGGTTGCGCCCCACGCGGAAGGCCATCGCCTCGTAAAACGCGATCGGCACCAGCTCATCGAACCACACGCCATCGAGCTCGTAGCCTTCCAAATCCTTCACGTCCTGCTTGTAGTTGAAAAACATGCACACCGAACCATTGGGCAAAATGAACTGCGCGCCGGAGAATCCGTTTTGGCGCTTGTATTTCACGTAGGTCTCGGAGGAGGCCGCGCCGAGGTCGCGCCACTCGGGCGGGAGGGTGTCGTGGATGCGCGATTGCTGTTTGTTAATCGACGCCTTTTCCGATGCCTCGAAGACGGCCCACACCTGTTTGCGGGAGCAGAGATTATCGACGACGATCTTGGCCGCATCGCGGCTCTTGCCCAGGCGATTGGCCCCGAGGACGAGGAGTTCATCGTAGTCATCAAGGATC